GGTATGGACAGACCTAAGAGTGAATTAGCATATAGAGTACCAGCGGTAAAATTTACTAGAAAGAAATTACAAGTTAATGAAAAACTTGAAGATATTGTAGGTTTAGATACAACGATAGATTGGAAAAATACAGGTGATAACTCGTATGATGGTGAAAAACTTAATTTATTAGTACATGATGAAAGTGGTAAATGGGAGAGACCTGATAATATACTACATAATTGGAGAGTAACAAAAACATGTTTACGATTAGGTAGTAGAATTATTGGTAAGTGTATGATGGGATCTACATCAAACGCATTAGACAAGGGTGGTAATAATTTTAAAAAATTATTCAAAGATTCTAATGTAGAAAAAAGAAATAAAAACGGACAAACAAAATCTGGTTTATACAGTTTATTTGTACCAATGGAATGGAATTACGAAGGGTTTATGAACAACCATGGTATGCCGGTCTTTGATACACCTAAGGATGCTGTTTACTCGCCACATAATGATTTAATAGACGTTGGGGTGATAGAACATTGGGAAAATGAAGTTGAAGGTCTTAAAAATGATCAGGATGCTTTGAATGAATTTTATAGACAATTTCCCAGAACTATTGAACATGCCTTTAGAGATGAAACAAAAAATAGCATTTTTAATCTTGCTAAAATATATGAGCAAATAGATTACAACGAGGAATTAGGAACATCCAATATATCAGTTGGTAATTTTCAGTGGGTTAATGGGGTAAAGGATACTAAAGTTATATTTTATCCAGATCTACAAGGAAGATTTAATATTAGTTGGGTGCCACCATCCCATTTACAAAATAATGTTATATTAAAAAATGGTAATAAAAAACCTGGCAATGAACATATTGGTACTTTTGGTTGTGATAGTTACGACATATCTGGTACCGTGGATGGACAAGGATCAAAAGGTGCTTTACATGGTTTAACTAAGTTTAGTATGGAGGATTCTCCACCTAATCAATTCTTTTTAGAATATATTGCAAGACCACAAACGGCTGAAATATTTTTTGAAGATGTATTAATGGCATTAGTATTTTATGGTATGCCAATATTGTGTGAAAATAATAAACCTCGATTACTATACTATTTAAGAAGAAGAGGTTATAGGGGTTATTCAATGAATAGACCCGATAAGATTTGGAATAAATTATCTGTAACAGAAAAAGAAATAGGTGGAATACCAAATTCTAGTGAAGATATTAAGCAGGCTCACGCTTCCGCAATTGAAATGTATATTCAAGATCACGTGGGATTAAAGCAAGATGGCACACGCGGTAATATGTATTTCAATAAAACATTAAATGATTGGTCAAGATTTGATATAAATAAAAGAACAAAATTTGATGCGACAATAAGTTCTGGTTTGGCTATTATGGCATGTAATAGGCATTTATATAGACCAAACGCAAAAATAGAAAAAGAAAAAGTAAATATTAATCTTGCTAGATATAAAAATACTGGTATAAGATCACAAATAATAGAATAAAAATGGTAAAAAAACAACCAAAAGGTATATTCCCAAGTCAAACAGTTAGTGATGCGGAAAAGTCAAGTTTAGAATACGGATTAGATGTTGCTAGAGCGATAGAAGGGGAATGGTTTAAAAAAGACAGAGGTAATTCAAGATATTCTACAGTTAAAAATAATTATCATAAATTAAGACTTTATGCTAGAGGAGAACAATCGATTGAAAAATATAAAAATGAATTATCTATTAATGGTGATTTGTCTTATCTTAATTTAGATTGGAAACCTGTACCCATTATTCCGAAGTTTGTGGATATTGTTGTTAATGGTATTGCTGAGAGAACATATGAATTAAAAGCATATTCTCAAGATCCATCTTCACTACAAAAAAGAACTAATTATGTTGAGAGTGTGGTTGAAGATATGAAAACCAAAGATTTTAAACAAAGTGTTTTAGATTCTACTGGTGTAAATACATTTAAAAGTAATATTGATGAACTTCCAGAAAATGACGAAGAGTTATCGCTACATATGCAACTTGATTATAAACAATCAATTGAAATAGCAGAAGAAGAAGCATTAAATAATTTATTAGATTTAAATAAATATGATTTACTCAAAAAAAGAGTGGATTATGATTTAACTGTTTTAGGTATAGGATGTGTTAAAAATAGTTTTAATACCGCTGAAGGAATAACAATTAAATATGTTGATCCGGTTGATATAATACACTCACATACGGATTCTCCATATTTTGACGATCTTTATTATGTTGGTGAAGTAAAAAAATTAAGTATACCAGAATTAAAAAAACAATTTCCAGACTTATCTGACAAGCAAATTAAAGAGGTTGAAAGTCGTGGTAATAATTTACTTGTAACACAAAATTATAATTCTCAAGAAAACGATGGGTTTGTTGAGGTTTTGTATTTTGAATATAAAACTTACCAAAACCAAACATATAAAATAAAAGATACAGCCTCAGGTGCTAAAAAATCAATTAAAAAAGATGGTGATTTTAATCCATCTATAGATGAGAATACTAAATTTGACAAAGCCTCAAGAGCTATTGAAATATTATACTCTGGAGCTAAAATACTTGGTGTAGAAGATGGTTTATTAAAATGGGAACTTGCTGAAAACATGACAAGACCAAAGTCTGATGTTACGAAGGTTCAAATGAGTTATAATATTGTTGCACCAAGAATATATAAAGGCAAAATTGAATCTTTAGTTGGTAGAATGACAACTTTTGCTGATATGATTCAGTTAACACATTTAAAACTACAACAAGTTTTAAGTAGAATGGTTCCAGATGGTGTGTATTTAGATGCAGATGGACTTGCTGAAATAGATTTAGGTAATGGTACAAATTATAATCCGCAGGAAGCATTAAACATGTTTTTCCAAACTGGTAGCGTTATTGGTAGGTCAATGACACAAGATGGGGAATTTAATCAAGGTAAAGTTCCTATACAAGAAATACAAAGTGGTAGTGGTGGAAATAAATTACAAAGTTTAATACAGTCATATAATTATTATTTACAGATGATACGGGATGTGACCGGGTTAAATGAAGCAAGAGATGGTAGTATGCCGGATAAAAATGCTTTAGTTGGTGTTCAAAAACTTGCTGCTGCTAATTCCAATACAGCAACAAGACACATACTACAAAGTGGTTTATATTTAACATTAAAAACTATCGAAGCTTGTTCACTGAGAATATCAGATGTATTAGAATATTCAAAAACTAGAAATCAATTTGTTAATTCTCTTGGTAGATTTAATATGGGTACATTGGATGAAATTAAAACTTTACATTTACATGATTTTGGTATATTCTTAGAATTAACACCAGATGAAGAAGAAAAACAACTTCTTGAAAATAACATTCAAATGGCATTGCAGAAAGATCATATATATTTAGAAGATGCTATAGATGTTAGAGAAATTAAAAATTTAAAACTTGCTAATCAATTATTAAAACTAAGGAGACGTAAAAAAATTGAACAAGATAGAGTTCAACAAGAACAAAATATTCAAGCGCAAGCTGAAGCTAATGCACAATCTTCAGAAGCTGCTGCTGCTGCTGAAATACAGAAACAACAGGGTATAGCTGGTAGTAAAGTACAAATCAACGAAGCGCAATTAAGTTTTGATATTAAAAAAATGCAAACTGAAGCTGCAATTAAAAAAGAATTAATGCAGTATGAATTTCAATTAAACATGCAGCTTAAAGAAATGGAATTACAAATTGTAAATGAAAAAGATACATTCAAAGAAGATCGTAAAGATGAAAGAACTAAAATTCAAGCTTCTCAACAAAGTGAGTTGATTGATCAAAGAAAAAAAGAAACTCCACCTAAAAATTTTGAATCTGCTGGATTTGATAATTTAGGAGGTTTTGGTTTAGAGCAATTTGAACCACGTTAACATTTAAATAATTATATAATATTGTATTATGGCAAAAACAAACAAAGAAGAAGTAGTTGAAAAAACTACTGACGAAAAAGTAGAATCACCAATGGGTGAGAAAACAAAGGTTAACATACCTAAGAAAATGAAAAAACTTAGTGTAAGTGATCAACCTATTAAAGTTGATCTTAAACAACCAAGTAAAGAAACTACACAAGATAGTGTGGACAAACCTGAAGTAAAAAAAGAGGTTAAAAAAGAAGAAAAAACTGAACAACCAGTTTTGGAAGAAATTACAGATGATGTAAAAACTGCTTCAACTACTAAAGAAAAAGTGGAGGAAATTGTAGAAGAAGTTAAAGAAGAAATTAAAGAAACAACTCCAGGAATGGAACTACCAGAAAACATACAAAAAGTCGTTGACTTTATGAGTGAGACCGGTGGAACGCTTGAAGACTACGTTAGACTTAACGCGGATTATTCAAAAACAGATGATGGTACTCTTTTACAAGAATACTATCGACAAACTAAACCCCATCTTTCGCAAAATGAAAGAAACTTCTTAATTGAAGATAATTTTTCATTTGATGAAGAAGTTGATGAGGAAAGGGATGTCAAACGAAAAAAACTTGCTTTTAAAGAAGCGGTTGCAGAAGCTAAAGGCAGTTTGGAGCAAATGAAAGGTAAATACTATGAAGACATTAAAATGGGTTCAAAATTACCTCCTGCGCAACAAAAGGCAATAGATTTCTTTAACCGTTATAATAAAGAGCAAGAACAAGTAAAAAAACTAACGTTAACGCAACAGGAACATTACGATAAAAAAACAAACGAAGTTTTTAATAATAAATTCAAAGGTTTTGATTTTAAAGTTGAAGACAAAAAATATCGTTATAATATCAAAGATGTTGCTAGTAATAAAGAAGCTCAAGGCAATGTACTAAATGTTTTTAGTAAATATGTAAGTGAAGATAATTTACTTCAAGATGCCGCGGGTTATCACAAATCTTTATTCGCAGCAAGAAACCCTGACGCAATTGCTAATCATTTTTATCAACAAGGTAAAGTTGATGGTATCAAAGAGGTTACTATGGATTCTAAAAATATAAATATGGATCCTAGAAAATCAAGTACCAATACAATAGATACCGGTGGTATAAAATATAAAGTAATTAGCGGGGATGGTAGTTCAAAACTTAGATTTAAAATCAAAAATTAAAAGTTTAATAAATAAATATTAAAAATTATGGCAGCAGTAACGCCGGCACCGGGAACGGGTATTAACGTAACCAATCCCTTACCGACACAACAAACAGCCGCGGCAAACTATTTAGATTTTTCTACAGGTTGGGCGCAGCAATATCTACCAGAGCTTTATGAAGCAGAGGTAGAGAGATATGGTAACAGAATGTTATCAGGCTTCTTATCCCAAGTGGGGGCAGAAGAAGGAATGGCATCAGATCAAGTAGTTTGGTCTGAGCAAGGAAGATTGCATATTTCTGCGCTAAGTACAGCGACAGATGCGTCGTTGAATAAAGTTAGATTTAGCGCGACAGATGCAAAATTATTTAGATTACATGACACAGTACTATTGTACAATACTGCAGGAACTGCAATTGGTTCAACAATTAAAGCAATTGTAACAGTTGTAGCAGATGGTAGTAATGATGTAGTTATGGCACCTTATACACAAGCGGCATTAGATTCTAGCGCATCAGGCAATATAACTTTTGCTGATAACGCAAGATTTAGAGCTATGGTATATGGTTCTGAGCATTTAAAAGGTACTAGTTTAACTAGACCTGCTTTAAATCCAGGTTTCAACAAGTATGACAACAAACCTATTATAATCAGAGACAGATTCATTATTAATGGTTCTGACGCTGCACAAATCGGTTGGGTTGAAGTAAGTGGTGAAGAAGGACAAAGTGGTTATTTATGGTATTTAAAAGCAGAAGGTGACACAAGAGCGCGTTTCAATGATTATCTTGAAATGTCAGTGCTTGAGTCAGTAAAAAAAGATGCAGCAGCTACAACTGCTCCTGATGGTACTCAAGGATTGTTTGATGCAATCGAAACTAGAGGCCATGTAGCAACAAACGCTTTTACAGGTATTTATGCAGATGACATAGCAACATTTGATAACATCTTGATTAAATTTGACGGGCAAGGAGCTATTGAAGAGAATATGTTATATTTAGATAGACATACTACTCTAAAAATTGATGACATGCTAGGAAATCTTAATTCAGGTGTAGCAGGTAATGCTGCGCAAGCGGGAAGTGCATCATTTGGTGTATTTAACAACTCAGGTGAAATGGCAGTTAATTTAGGTTTCAATGGTTTTAGAAGAGGTTCTTATGACTTCTACAAAACTGATTGGAAATACTTAAATGATGTACAAGCACATGGTGGTAACACTGCAGGACTTACTGCAGAAACTAAAATATCAGGTGCAATTATACCAGCAGGTGTAAGTTCTGTATATGACGAAGGAATGGGTAAAAATATTAAAAGACCATTCTTACACGTTAGATATAGAAAATCTGATACTGAGGATAGAAAGTTAAAAACATGGATCACAGGTTCAGTTGGTGGAAACATCACTTCTGACGAGGATGCAATGGTTGTTAATTATCTATCAGAGAGATGTTTAGTTGCTCAAGCAACAAACAACTTTATGTTATTAAAAAGATAATAACATTATTATATAAAGAGTTAGGCGCTTCGGCGCCTACCCCTTTATTTTTTTAAATTATTTAATTATATTATATTATGAAAAAAGTAAAAGAAAAAGCTATTCCCAAAGCTGAGAAAAAATGGGAAATTAAAGATAGATTATATACGTTAGTTGGAAGACATACACCATTAACATATATGCTTAAATCTAAGAATGTATTTTGGTTTGATGAAGAAAAAGGTTATCAAAGAGAATTAAAAAATACAACAAATCAAATAACACCTTTTGTTGATGAATTTCAAGGGGATGCTAGAATGGAACACATAACATTTATTGATGGTGTTCTTAAGGTACCAAAAGAAAAAGTAACTTTACAAAAATTACTTTCTTTGTATCATCCAGGTTTAAATACAGAATATGTTGAATTTAACCCTGTTAAAGTAGCACATGATGAACTCGCAGATATTGAATTAGAAATTGAAGCTTTAAATCTTGCTAAAGATTTAGATATTGAACATACTGAAGCAATTTTACGAGTGGAACAAGGCAGTTCTGTTAACAACATGACATCTAAAGAATTGCGAAGGGATATTTTAGTTATGGCTAAAAATAATCCACAGTTATTATTAGATTTAGCAAAAGATGAGAATGTTGAACTTAGAAATTTTGGTATAAAAGCTGTTGAAGCTGGATTACTTAATTTATCAAGTGATAACAGATCATTCACATGGGGGAAAAATAAAAGGAAAGTTATGACAGTTCC